GAAGTGCTTACCGAATTGCTGTTCGATCTGGTGAACTTTCAGGTTGAGGATCTGAAAGCGCCACGTTACATCGAGACGTACAGCGGGTTAGTCCAGGTCAGGTAAAAGATGTCCTTCTGCCACTGAAAGCAGCTATGTTTTCGTGGCAGAAGGGGTTACCCGGGCAAAGGGGTAAGTTCATAGTGGGAGAGCACAAAAAAGAACAGCAAAGGCTTAACCTCACAACTTATCGGTGAGTATTTTTTGTTTAATTTGGTGTCACTTGATTGAATATTAACCAGTTTGAAACAAGGAAGTACTGGATGAACAATCAGATTCAGTGGTCAGATCCGTTCGATGACTCTTTAGCGGGTGGGTTTGTCTACCGTAAGTTCTTATATTGCGGCCAGCTTTACGCAGTTGGCTTTCAGGAACTACCGACGGCAACAGATTTAGCAGCAAAACATATACGGTTGGATCATGCTTTCCCACAGTTTCGTTTCCCAAACAATAACGGTGTTTGGGCAGTGCTGTTTGACACTATTGATCCGGCGACAGACTCGCCCCTGGGTTTTAAGCATGTGAAGTTCGACGGCCTGGCGGGTGGGCGGGTGCTCCAAAACGTTGCAAGTATAATTTATGACCATTATGATATTTGTAATGCAGGTGTATATGCCTTCAGCGCCGCCGAAGATAGAGAGCATGAGCGAGACACTGATCTTTCAGTAATTTATTCGCGAGCACTGGGCCTTCAGGGGCACCGCAAGAGCAGGCTGTTCAGTCCGTTCATCGGTTGGGAGGCGTACACCGATATTGACGCAGGAGGAAGAAGTTATGTCGTCACAACTCAAAGTTATCAACCTTCACAATACCGCAGTGGAACGTCTCACTCTTGAAATGGGCAAACGTCTGCAAGTAGCAGCAGGGCGAGATGTGAGAGAAAAACTTGCTTCCGGCGAGATTAAAATCGTCAATGATCGCTACGTGGCATCCAGTGACAGTAACCTCCGCATTAAACGTTCCTCAGTCTTTGATGGTGATCGTCCAGGCAGAGAATGTACCGAGCGTAAAAAAGCCTTGTGAGGCGGAGGGAGCGCCACTAAATCATCGTTGATAAACCAACACCATAGTTCTACAGATTCTTGCAAGGTGATTAAGAACAGCATCCAGTTCGATTAAACTTGTATTTAGGGAAGAGTGTTGCTGGACATTCTCCGCTAACGTCAGATACCAGATAACCCGCCTTGGGTTCAGGCTGTCAGTCTGTTGCTTCATTTAGATGTCATCCTTTATTTTCAGCGTTATACCCGAGTAACCACATTACCGCCGTGGCAGGTGTGGCCAGCTGGCTCAGTACAAGCCTGCGGCATGTTGAACGGCTGTCGCTGGAATGAAGCCCGAACCTGAAGCCATCACCAGATACTGCCGTGCCTTAACTCAGGTATTACTCAA